ATGGTTCTATTTACCCCGAAAACGCCTCAACAAGTCATTATCGGCTTGAATCGGGTGAGAACCTAGCATGACGGCTCAAACAGGCTCAAACGGGCTCCTACGGGCTGAGGAAGGGGTAGTAGAACCGCGTAAAGGCTCCCAAACCCCTAGAATCCGCTCCAAGCCTAGTGATTTACCCACCAGAGGCGATGAGATGATTCAATTCTGTAAAGATATTAGCTTTCCATTGCTACCCTGGCAGGAAGACTTGGCTAGAGATTGCCTTCGCTACAAGGCAGACGGCCGGTGGCTACACCCTTTGATTGGAATTATGCTCCCACGCCAGCAGGGCAAATCAACCTTCATGGCGCTTAGAATCCTGTTTGGTATCTACCGCCTAGACGAGAAGATGCACCTGGCTACGGCTCACAAGCTGACTACATCGAGCGAAATCTTTTATAAGGTAAGCCAGATGATAGATAACTCAGAGCTACTTATGGATAACTTTGCTAAGAAGTACGAATCTAAAGGATCGCAGGAGATTCGATTCAAGAATGGGGCTCGATATCTTATCCGTGCTGGCAATAGTGCCGCTCGAGGCATTGCAGCGCCTGACGTAATCCATATTGACGAGCTTCGTGAGTTCGATACCGAAGATGTGTGGAGTTCAATGCGCTTTACTCAGATGAGTAATCCCAATCCTCAAAGTTATGTCTACTCAAATGCTGGTCATGCCAATTCCGTGCTTTTGCTCAAGTTCAGAGAGCGTGGCCTTGCCGCATCAGAAGGAGCAGACGATTCGATTGGCTGGTTCGAGTGGAGTGCTGAGCCTGGTGCTGAGATTACCGACAAGAACGCCTGGTATCAGAGCAACCCATCTTTAGGCTGGACAGTCCATGAGGACAACATCAAAGATTCGCTATCAGATCGCGAGGACATATTTAGAACCGAAGTCCTTTGCCAATTCGTGTCGATGATTAACCCAGTTATCTCAGAAGCCGAATGGAAGAAGTGCAAGGCTGACGTGCCACCGCTCAACGACGAGGTAGATACCTGGATGGCTATTGACCTATCGCCAGATCGTAAACATGGCTCGTTGGTAGCTGGTCAAAGGCTAGATGGCGATAAATTCATGGTCACTTTGCTTCACACTTGGTTCAACCCTGTAAACCTAGACGATAAAGAGATGGCTAACGACATAGCCTTTTGGGTTCGTAAGTTCCCAGTCAATCAGGTGGCCTACAGCAAGAGCACGGCAAGCGCCGTAGCATCAAGGCTTGCGCCAGCTGGTATCCCAATGTATGAAATCGGTGGTCAGGATTATCAACAGGCATGCGATGAGTTTGTATCTGCCGTTTCCTCAATGCGCCTTCAACATTCAGATCAAGAAGAGCTAACCAAGCAAGTGCTAAGTGCCGTCAAACTTACTCGAGGCGATGGCGGTTGGGTCATGGGGCGTAAAGCTTCGGGTATTGTGTGTGGTGCCGTAGCCGCTGCAATGGTTACACACTTTGCGACACGCGCTGAATCAGAAGTAGACATTCAGATAGGATAATGTCTAAATGTTGGACACCTAGTGTATAATATGTCCAATGGGAATTCGGGATATCTTCGGGCAAGCCAAACCAGTAGCTGAGCTAACTGTAGATGCGGCTTCTGCTCCAGCGCCATTTAATAACATGGGCGCTTACAATCAATTTCTAGTTACTCAATCAGTAGCTTCCCGCGCAACCGCGATGGCTGTTCCAACAATTGCCCGCGCTCGCAATATCATTTGCTCAACACTTGCTGGCCTACCACTTGAGATTTACTCAAAGATGGATGGCTCACATATTGCAACTCCAGATGTAATCAATCGCCCAGACCCACGCGTTCCAGGTTCAGCTATCTATGCATGGATCGCAGAAGACTTACTATTTCACGGCGTAGCTTATGGACAAGTCCTAGAGCAATACGGCGACACAGGCAGAGTCCGTTCATGGACTCGCGTTGATCCAGAGCGCGTATTCCGTCAGCTTAATAGCAACCAAACAGAAATTATCGGATACCAGGTGGATGGCGCTAACGTGCCAAACCAGGGAGTCGGCTCTCTAGTCGTATTCTACGGAATGGACGAAGGAATTCTTAACCGTGCAGGTCGCACAATCAGAGCGGCTCACGCTTTAGAGCAAGCCGCCGAAACTTTTGCTAAAGAACCAGTACCACTACAGGTTCTCAAGTCAAACGGCACCAACCTTCCTGCAGAGCGTATCTCAAAGCTCCTAGAATCATGGCGTACCGCTCGACTCACCAAATCAACCGCTTTTCTTAATGCAGATGTTGAATTGCAAGCGTTGGGCATCGATCCAGCTAAACTACAACTCAATGAGGCTCGCCAATATGTAGCTTTGGAATTGGCTCGCGCTTGCAACCTTCCTGCCTATTTCGTAAGCGCTGAGATGACTAGCATGACTTATAGCAATTCAGTATCAGAGCGCCGTTCACTTATCGATTTCTCAATGAAGCCAATTCTTACCGCTATTGAGCAACGTCTATCAATGCCAGATTTTGTATCATCAAGAGAAGAAGTCCGCTTCTCACTCGATGAATTCCTTCGCACAGATGCCCTACAAAGAGCTCAGGTTTACGAGATTCTTAATCGCATTGGTGCAATGTCCGTAGAGCAAATTCAAGAAGAAGAGGATCTAATCGACAATGGAAATTAATTTCTCAATGAACGTAGTCGCAGCCGATAGCGACAAGCGCGAGATAACAGGCCGTGTCGTAACCTGGGGCGAAAAGGGTTATACATCAGCTGGTGAAACAGTATTTGAGCCTAACTCAATCGCTTTTGGCAAGAAGACCAAGCTTCTCTTAGAGCATGAGCGCACAAAGCCACTCGGCACTCTCAAGAGCTACGAAATCACTAACGAAGGTATCGATGCCGTGTTTCATGTTGCTCGCACATCAGCTGGCGAAGATGCATTGGTCGAAGCCTCAACAGGTTTGCGCGATGGCTTCTCAGTAGGAGTCAAAGTCGATGCATGGGATAACAAAGAAGGAGTAATGCACATTACAGCTGCAAAGCTCATTGAAGTTTCGCTGGTCACAGATCCAGCGATTGATTCTGCTCGCGTTTCTGACGTAGCAGCTTCAGAAAATACCGAGGAAGTTCCAACCGAGGAAGTTCCACTACCCGAAGGAGAAGGCCTAGTGTCTGAAACCGTTTCAGAGGCAACAACAACCGAAGCGGTTGAAGCCTCAAAGCCAGCAACAACTGTGAGCGCATCAGCTCCAGTTCATTACTCAGCTCCACGCGTAAACCTTGACGTAACAGCAGGTCAGTACGCAATGGCACAAATTCAGGCATCACGCGGTGACGCAGATGCTCGCGATCTCGTAGCAGCTCTTCAGGTTGCAACAGTCGCTGAAAATACAGGTATGGTTCCACCTAACTACCTACGCGATGTAATCGGAGTTATCAACGATTCACGCCCATTCATCGATTCAATCGAGCGCGCTCCACTACCAGCATCAGGCATGAAGATTTTCACACCTAAGCTTGGCACAAAGGCAACTGTAGCTCTTACAGCTGAAGGAGCAGAATTCTCATCAACAGACACAACTGTTACTTTCCAGGAAGATACAGTCGTTAAGTTCGCAGGTGCAGGAATCATCGATGTCGAGCTCCTAGATCGTTCAGAGCCAGGATTCCTTGACCTCTATCTCCGTGAGCTCGCTGAGAGCTACGCAATCAAGACAGATGCATACGCAGCTCAGATTGCAGCACAGAACGCAACACAGTCATCAGCAGCAACAATCTATGCTTCTATCGCAAAGGGTATTGCTGATTCATACGGCGTAATGCGCTCAACACCTAACCGTTTGCTCGTTGCAAACACAGGTGGAGAAGACGGAATTGACTTTGCAGGTCTTCTTGCAGCGGTTGATTCAACAGGTCGCCCACTCTACGCAGCCGCTTCACCATCAAACGCAAACGGCCTCGTATCACAAGGTTCAACATCAGGCACAGTCGCAGGTCTTGGACTTGTCGTAGATGCTAACTACACAGGTGACGATGCAAACGCTAAGCATGCACTCGTTTACCCATCAAACGCAATGCGCTTCCACGAGAGCAACAAGATTGAGCTTCGCGCCAATGTCGTTGCAAACGGCCAGGTCGAAATCGGACTCTACGCTTATGTAGCGGTCGTCAATCGTTACCCAGCTGCTTTCCGTAAGCTCAACGTAGCGTAACCAACTAATCATGGGGGGGCGGTTGCTCCCGATCGCTCCCCCAGTCGTTTAATAGAGAGGATGTAGAGATGGCTTCAATCGTTACAGTCGCAGAGCTAAGGTCGATTCTTGGCGTTTCTACATCC